TTTGCCTCTTCCTCGCGTTCCTTCGGCACCCGCAGCTCGATCATATCCAGCAGCGCGTCAGCATCCCGGGCGAATACTCCGGATCCGCTGGCCCTGTCCATGCTCGCCTTGCTCCCCTGGGCGCCCTTGCTGTGATGGTGCGCGTAGATCACGCTGGCCCCTGCGTTCGCGATCCGGTCGATCGCGTTCGTGAACCGCACGACAGCGTCCGCGGCGTTTTCGTCACCGATGCCCAACTTGTACGTCGGATCCAGGATCACCGCTGCGTAGTCTTTCGCCTTCATGGTTCGGGTGATCTGCGGGATCAGCTTATCCAGTGTCTCGATCTTCCCGCGGAGGTGTACGATGTCGATGTTCTCCGGATGCTTCCGCGTCAGTTCCATTGCTTCGTATACGCGCTTCATTCGGTCGTCAAAGCTTGCCTCGTCCAGTTCCATGTTCAGGTACAGAACCCGGCCCTGTTTACACCGGAATACATCCATCCAGCACCGGCCTTCCGCGATGGCGATCGCGAGCTCGATCAGGGCAAATGTTTTCCCTGCTTTGCTGGATGATACAAGCAGCATCTTGTGGCCCTGGCGGAGAATGCCTTCAATCAGTTCCGGCTTCACAGGCGGCATGTTATCCCAAATCTCGCCCAGGTTCACGATGTTCAGCGGGTCCACCATGTCGTCTTCGATGTAGTGCTGCCACTCTACGAAGTCGCTGAGGCCCATGTTCCGGTCCACGATATACTGCAGCCGGTCCCCGCGCTTAAATCCAGGAAGGCGTGAAAGCCGGCTCGGGTTTTTGTCCTGGGTGTCCACGTTCAGCCCGTGCTTCCGACATACAGTGTAGAGATAATCCACCCGTTCCTGGTACTGTTTGTAGTCCACAGCGCCGATGTTCACGATCGCGTGCAGGCTTTTCCCGCCGCTGTGGACCAGCATCCGGATCGGAAGCTTCAGGTCCTGCAGCAGCTGGTACTGTGTCTCGATGTCCTGGACGTCGCTCTCCACCAGCGCGTATCTGTAGTTCGTTACGTTCTTATTGCTCCGGCCCTCGCCGTCCATCGGGTTAAAGCAGATCCAGATCCCTGCGTCCGTGTTATAGGTTCCGAATGTGTCCGTAATATCGTCCGGGTGCTTCCGGATGCTGTCCAGCAGTTGCTTGGCCGTCCTGGCGTTGTTCTTTCCGTACGGTTTCCACTTGCCGTCTTCATCCTTGTACGCGTTGCTGACATAGCAGACCTTGTCTTCCGGCTCGAACACAGCGCTCAGGTAGTCCGTGATATCCTTCGCGGCGTTATACTCGGTCGGCGGAGGCGGCATGGAAACGGTATCCTCCCGGTGCCATCCGCTGGTATCGATCGGATCGCCGTCCGCGGTGATCATGTCATCCCAGCCGAATGTCCGCATACTGTCCGCCGGTTTCCATCCGTATTCCTCCGCCATGTGGTACACCGTGCCCATCGTGACCTTGGTCGAACCGCTGCCGAAGGTCTTCCACTTCCGCTCGCACTCGCCGGCATGGTATCGTGTGTCCGCCTGGCTCCATTCGTCCCACAGGGCGCAGGGAAGGCCCTCTTGGTGCAGGGCCATCCCCACGTTCACCCAGTCCTGGTAATCAAGCGCCGCGCATGGGATGTGCTGGAGCATTTCCCTGGCTTCGCTGATGTCCATCATGACGGAAACACATCCATTCCGACTGTTGCGAGATGTACCAGTGCGTCAACCGCCATCAGCAGGCCGCATTTGGAAACGTCAGTCCCGCTGTCGTTTTTCATCTGCTTCCATAAAGCGCAATTTTCTTCCGCACAATACCCGGCCCCGTGCGGATTTACCGGGCAGATTTTTCTCTCTCCGTCCATCAAAAGGCCCCCTTCTTGAAGGCCTTCTTCGGCGGTTCTTCTTCCTTATCGAAGAACCTGCGGAGCTTGTTGCTCTGGCCCTTTCCGTTACCATCCCGGCGGTCGTATTCGTCCACGTAGATCTCGCAGCGCCCGCGCTCGCCGTCGCACTGGACCAGCTTCCGCCACTGGATTTCTTCGCCGTGCTTCTTCAGGCCGATGGACCGCAGGAACGCTGCAGCCTTCCACTGGAACTTATCCACCAGGTAGATGTTCTCGACGACCAGACCGGTGCCCAGTTCACCGCCGTCGATCCGCAGGTACACTTTCGCCATGTTGCAGGCCGGGATCTTGCTCCCGCCCTCGTAGTAGGCCTTCTCGACCTTAATCACCTCAAACGGATACTTGCCTTCCGGCAGGATCGTGGTCTCCGCGCCTCCGCGCTCTTCTTCCTCAGTGATCGTGCTCACGTCGTCCCAGTCGAATACTTTCATTTCATCAGATGCCATAGTAGTCTTCCTCTCTTTCTCCCTTAGAAGGGCAGGTCGTGAATTTTAGTCAGGCACAGGTCGCGAACCTGGTCCCATGCTTCAATCAGCACATCGCTGATAAAGTCCTTGTCATAGTCCCGGATCGGCACCGCCAGATCGTAGTATTCCTTCTCGCTCACCACCGCCTGGACGACCGTTGGATCCTCCACACCGTCCGTAACCATCATGCTGTACAGCCGGCCAAGCAGCTGATCTTTTTCCGGATCGTCGCTCCGCATGTTCTCCGGCCTCGGCGCCGGCGGGGCCTTCTGCTTCACGGCAGGCACCTTCTTCACGGTCTCCACCATGGCCTCCGGCGCTTTCACAGGCTCCGGATTCTTCTCCGGGATTTCCGCTGCTTCAACCGGCGGGCACTCCGTGAACAGGTGCCCGATCTCCGCAAAGTCGAACGGCAGCGGATCGCCCAGGCCGAAGCGGTTCTTCGCGTCCCAGCACGCGCTGTGCTGGGTGTACATCACGCGCTTCTGACCGCCGCGGGCCTTCTTTGTCTTCCCGTCGCCGGCGGTCACTACGTCCGTCTTGAAGTTCGCGAACAGCAGCAGGTCGCTCCATTCCTTGATCAGCGGCGCGATGTTCTTCTCGTTCAGCTTCAGCGAGAACCGGTCATAACTGCCCATCTCGTCCGGCTGTTCGAACTTCTTGATCTGCGCGTGCGCCGTCAGCACGACGTGGACTCCGGCGTTCTTCAGCTTGTCCAGTTCCTCCAGCAGTTTCAGGAACCGGTCCCGTGCGAAAACATAGCCCTTGCCGTAGGCGATCTCCTCGATGGATCCGATCTTCTTCTCGTCGCATACGTCCCGGATCGCGAGCTTCTCCGCCCAGTCCAGCGTATCGATGCACACCGTGCCGACCTTGTCCGGATGCTCGCCGAACCACTTCACCTGGTCCATCAGCTCGCCCCATGTCCGCGGCGGATCCGTCCGCGCCACGTCCATGTGGCTGGTGCTGCCCTCCGTGTCGATGAACACGACGCCGGGGAACTGCGCGGCGAACGTGGTCTTCCCGACGCCCTCCGGGCCGTACACGACCACCTTCAGCGCCGTCTGTTTCTTGCCTCTGGTAATGTTCACTTATTTCACCTCCACCACAAACTTGTCCGGCCGCTCCGTCACGGTGATCCCGGGAATGATCTCCCCGGTCTCGCCGGCGACCTGTTCGCCGACGATCGTCAGCGTCTTCTTCAGCTCGGACCAGTCGATCGTCTCCTTCGTCTTCACGTACTGATCTTCGTCGTTCGCCTTCAGCCAGGCCAGGATCAGCTCATCGTCCCGCTCAAAGTCCGGCGCCTGCTTCTTCAGTACCAGTTTCCCACTGGGCAGCTGATAGCTTTCCTGGGTTTTCGTCTGCTTGTGCGGCACGCTGCCGAAATACTGCATCAGCTTGTACTCGAAAAACTGGATCCGGCGCTCGCATTTGTCCTTCACCTTGTCTGTCTGAGCCACGTAGAAATCGATCCAGTCCATCATCTCTTTCTTGGCTTCCTGGATTTTCCGGATACACCACTCCGCCTTCTGGTCATCATCGACCTGGAATCCGGCCTCTTCTTCGGTTACCGGCAACTCTTCTTTGTTCAGATCTTCCATTGTTCAATTCTCCTTTTCGTGATATACTTAATCGATTCATGACACCTGTGGCCGTTGGGATTGCCGTCCCGCGGTCACTTTTTCGTTTCATACCCGACCGCCATCTTCCGGACGCCTTCCATCGCCTTCCGGAAGGCCGGCTGCTCGATCTTCGGGTAGTACTCGATCACCGTTCCGTCCGACATCGGCACCTCCAGCCAGTCCGGGATCTCGCTCGCCCTGTGGGCCCACCGTGCGCGGATCTTCGGGATGTCCGGGATAATCCGAACCATTACTCGTCCACCCCCAGCAGCCGCAGGATCTTCGGCAGGTCTTTGACGATCTGCTTCCACCATACCGGCGGCAGGCTCACTTCGTCGCCTTCCGGCGTCCGCCAGTCGATCGAGTTGAACTTCTTGTCGTAGTACCATTCACCCAGGTCCTGGTGCC